ACAAGCCACAAAAAAAGTTTTTAGATATGCAGCTTAGAAAGCTTACAGTTTATGGAAGGCTTAGACAATTTTTAGGTCAATCACATTTTGAAGTCGCTGTTAATAATCCTAGACAGGCTTTTGCTTTTTTAATTGCAAACTTTCCAGAAGTAGAAAACCATATGACAAATCAACTCTATAAGGTAAAGATGGGAAATTTAGAAATTACAGAGGATTTATTAGAGATCAAAGGTGAAGGAGATATAAAAATAATTCCTATTGCTGTAGGTGCAAAAGGTGTTGTTGCTGGAGCTTTATTAGGAGGTATTGGATCAGGTGCAATTTTGGGTGGTGTGACTGCTGGATTTTTCTCGACTGCTATTGGTGGAGTGGTTGCTAGTGGTTTGACTGCTATTGGTACTTCAATGCTTATAGATGGAGTAACAAGTATTATTGCACCAACACCATCAATTCCAAATTTCAACTCTGATGATTCTTTGTCAGGAAATGATCCAAACGTACAGGCAAACTTTGGTTTTAACTCAATCACTAATACCTCTAGGGCTGGTGTACCAGTGCCAATAATTTATGGAGAAGTTTTTACTGGCTCTATTGTTATTAGCTCTGGTATTGATACAGTCCAAGTGGAGGGAACCGCAAGCTAATGGCTCAATTTGATCCAGCTTTTACCAATGGCTCTACATTTGGTCTTACAAATCCTGATTTACCAGCAGACTCACTGGCATCAAAGCAGTTTCAAACGCTTATTGATCTGATTTCAGAAGGAATTATTTCAGGATTTCCCTCTGCTACTGGATCTCAAGGCTCAACAGAATATAATACAAGTTCTTTAAAAGACGTATTTCTTAACGGCACTCAGGTATTACAACAAGCGGCTGGTACAAGTCCAGATGATACTGATTTTAATTTTCAGAATATTTCATTTGAACCTAGATTTGGTACATCAGATCAAACTGCTATCGCTGGTATTTCTGCCAGTGAATCAGAAACTGCTGTTGGTGTAACTGTTACAAAAGATTCTCCTGTTTCAAGATCAATAACAGATACAAATATTGATGCGGTTAGAGTTACAATTGCATTTCCTCAACTACAAAAATTTGAAGATAATGGAGACATTAACGGTGCGGAGGTAGCTCTTACTATTCAAACGATAGAAAATGACGGCACAACCCAAACAGTTATAACAGACACTGTAAAAGGTAGGGCAGCAAGTACATATTTTAGGGATTATAAAATAAACCTTCCATCTGGCACTAGCTTTCCTGTAACTATTAGAGTAAATAGAACAACTGATGATAGTACTGATTCATTTTTAAATGATAGTTTTCAATGGCAATCTTTAACAGAAATAATAAATGAGTCTAGAGCTTATGCTAGTTCTGCTCATATAGGAATACGCTTTGATGCTGAAACCTTCCCATCTGTCCCCTCTCGAATGTATAGGGTCAGGGGAACGCTTATAAAGATTCCTCATAATGGTACTGTCAGGGCTGATGGATCTATAAGTTATAGCGGTACATTTAACGGTACTTTTAAATCTGACAAAGAATATTCAAATGATCCAGCATGGGTACTTTATGACTTGTTAACAACTTCCAAAGGTTTTGGAGATCATATAGATACAACCCAATTAGATGTATTTAGTTTTTATTCAGCTTCTGTTTATTGTTCAGAGCAAGTAGATGATATGACAGGAACTGGAAATACTGAGGCAAGGTTCTCAACAAATGTTGTTTTGAATACCCAGCGTGACGCATATTCGCTTATCAATGATCTTTCCTCAGTAATGAGAGTGATGCCTTTCTATAGTGCTGGTGTTATAAATATATCTCAGGACAGACCTACAGATCCAAGTTATATTTACAATCTTAGCAACGTAACAGCAGAGGGTTTTTCATATTCAAACGCTAGTAAATCAACAAAAGCAACTGTTGTTAATGTTGGATATTTTGACAATGAAACTCAATCAATAGATTATGAAACTGTTGAAGATACAGCTTTGCAAGCTAAATATGGTGTTGTTGTTCGTAATTTAAAAGGATTTGCTACAACTTCCAGAGGACAAGCCGCGAGACTTGGAAAATGGTTTTTGTACACACAATCTAATGAGGCTGAGATCTGCTCATTTAAAACATCTATTGAATCAGGAACAATAGTAAGAGTTGGAACAATTATATCTGTTCAAGATCCCATGAGGGCTGGTGTAAGAAGAGGTGGGAGGATAAAAACAGGTGTATCAACAACTCAAATAGTAGTAGATGATTCTAATAATACTGATTTAGTGACCTCTGACTCAGCAACACTATCTGTCATATTGTCAGACGGCACTCTTGAAACAAAAACAATTTCCAGTATTTCTGGAACAACTATCACAGTATCCTCTGCATTTTCCTCTGTTCCTCAAGCAAACTCTGTATGGGTTATTGAAAATACATCTCTATCCTTGCAAACTTTTAGAGTCTTTTCAGTAAAAGAAGTAAATCAACTTGAGTATGAAATACAGGCTGTTGCTCATAATTCCTCAAAATATGCAAATGTTGAAGATGGATCTACTTTGCAAACAAAAACTATATCTAATTTAACTGCCCTAAAACCATCACCAAGTAACTTAATAGGATCTGAACAAATAGTTGTTTTAAATAATCGTGCTGTTTCTAAATTATTCATTCAATGGCAGCCTGTTTCTGGTGTCACAGAATACATGGTTCAATATAGATTTAAAAATGAAAACTTTATTTCTGAAAGAATAAAAAGACCAGACTTCACAATTTTTGAAACACAACTAGGCACTTATGAAGTAAGGGTATTTAGTTATAACGCTTTAGGAAAACCAAGCACTTCACCATCAACAACAACTTTTACAACTGTAGGTAAGACAGCTTTACCAGAGGATCCAAGTGGATTAACTCTTGAACCTGTTTCAGATCAGTTTGTACGACTACGTTTCAACCCCTCTACTTCTGTTGACGTTTTGCATGGAGGCACAGTATCCGTCAGGCACACTCCAAGCGTTGACCCAGCAATAGCAACATTTCAAAACTCTACAGAAATAATCCCAAAACTTGCTGGAAATATCACAGAAACACTTGTCCCAGCTTTGACGGGGACATATTCAATTAAATTCATAGACGACACTGGAAACAGGTCAGACAACGCAGCAAGAATAATAGTTACAGCACCAGATCCACAGCCTAATCAAATAATACTTACAGAGAGAGAAGATACTGACTCACCACCATTTCAAGGTGATAAAGTAAATACTTTTTATGATGAAACCTTTGACGGATTGCTTTTAGATGGAACTTTGCTATGGGATTCAATAACACAGAATATTGATGATTTATCAAATATTGACTTTGCTGGCCCAATTAACTCAAGCGGTTCTTATGAGTTTCAAAACAAGGTTGATATGGGAGCAATATTTAACTTGATGCTAAAAAGAAGATTTGTTACCTCTGGTCTTTTCGTAAATGATCTCATTGACTCAAGAACTGCCCTCATAGATAGTTGGACTGAATTTGATGGCACACAAGCTGATGATGTAAATGCAAAACTACTTGTGGCAACAACAGATATAGACCCAGCCACTTCAGTTTCAGCCACCTATGAACAAAGCGGTACAACTATTACTATTACTAAAACAGATCATGGATATTCTGTAGGAGATTTTGTTGTTGTTGATTTTACTGCTGGCAGTGCAACAGACGGCAACTATGAGATCCAAACAGTTCCAAATGCAAACACTTTTACAGTGACTGCAAGTGCTAGTGCGACCATATCAAGCGGAACTTCATGCACCTATGGTGCAAACTTTACTCAATTTAATACTTTTGCAAACGGAGAATATACAGCAAGAGGGTTTAAATTTAGATGTGAACTTGAATCAAATGATCCAGCACAAAACATTAATGTTACAGAACTTGGTTTTGAAGCAAGTGTAAAACGTAGAACAGAAACTGTAAATAGTTCTATTGCCTCTGGAACTTCAGCCAAGACAGTTACATTTGCAAATCCGTTTTTTGTAGGCACTAGTTCTCTAGGAGGCTCAACCACAGCATTTTTACCCACAGTTGGAATAACTCTTGAAGGCGCTGTTACTGGGGATTATTTTAAAATTACATCTATTACAGGAACTGAATTTGTAATAGAAGTAAGAGACTCAAGCAATAATTTTAAAAATCTTAATTTTAGATATACTGCTATTGGGTTTGGTAAAGGAGGGTAAATATGTTTATATTTAAGTTATCAACTAATATATACTTAAGTAAAAAAGTTTGAGCTATGAGTCCAACACATGATTATATTCTCTCAAATCAATCGGGGGCCAGCTTTAGAACAGACTTAAATAATGCTCTTGCTGCAATCGTAAGTAATAACTCAAATTCATCTAGTCCAGCAACAACTTACGCATATCAATGGTGGGCAGATACTTCGGCTGGTGTTTTAAAAATAAGAAATTCTGCAAATAACGCATGGATTGAACTTTTACAGCTAGACGGTACATTAACTCTTGAAGATGGATCAGTTTCGGCTCCCGCATTAGCAGCAAGAAATGATTTAAATACAGGAGTGTTTTTTAGTGCTGCTGATAAATTTAATGTTGCTACTGGTGGTGTTGAAAGAATGGAACTAGGCACTACAACAATATTTAATGACGGTGGTAATGATGTAGATTTTGTAATTGAAGGTGATAGTGATACAGTTTTATTTTATGTAGATGCGGGTGAAAATAGAGTCGGAATAAATGAATCATCACCTGATCGTAAATTAACAGTAAGAGATGGTACTTTCCCTGCTGTAAGACTAAAAAATAGCAGTACATCTATTTCAAACGGCACACTTATAGGTGGATTTGAATTTTCACATTTAGATTCTTCCTCCTCTGGTTTAGCTGCTGGCATACTTGCTGCAATGTCGAATACTTCTACAGGTGCTTTAGATTTAGTTTTTAAAACAGGAACTGGAACATCAACTTATGCAGAAACAATGCGTCTTACAAAAGATGGTCATTTATTAGTTGGTGCTGATGCTGATATTCATACAGGAGAAGGTGCAGAAATACAGTCTGTTTCTACAGTTGGTGCTGGAATTACTTTGGCTCGAAATGATACAACTGTAAGTAATGGATCAAATCTTGGAATTATTAGAGCCTATGGAAATGATGCTGATGGTACATTTCAAGAATGTGGAAAAATTGAATTTCAAGCAGACTTAAATCATGGAACAGGAGACAAACCAACAGCAATAGTATTTAGCACCACACCAGATGGTGCAAGTTCTCCTACAGAAAAATTTAGAGTAAAAAGCGGTGGCGATTGTTCTATAAATGATGGAAATTTAGTTATAGGAACATCTGGACATGGTATAGATTTTTCTGCCCAAACAGCAAACAGTACAACAGGTGTGACAGTTGGTGATGAGCTTTTGGATTTTTATGAAGAGGGGACTTGGACTCCAACTCCAACTGCTGGAAGTTTTACCTCAGCAACAGGTAGATATACAAGAAATGGAAGAATTGTAGTTGCTACGTACGTTGTGCAAGTAAACACAGATCAAGGGGCAAGTTTTTTCCAATTCAATAATTTACCTTTTGATAATGTATCTTCTAGTGCTGGTGAAAATCTATCTTCTTTTGGTTTTACCGATTCTGGTCTTAATGGAAATATTGTAGGTACTGTTTATACTGGAACAGGGTTAATTTTTGCCAATTTTTCAGGAACTAATTATAGATATAATACTTCGGGTGTATCAGGAAAAATATTCAGAGGTGGTGTAACTTACATGGCATCTTAGACCGAGCTACGTCTTTAAACTAAGCCTAAACCTGTTTTAATCGGAGATTAATCCTAATGGCACTTACAGAATCGACAGTTTATGACAAAATAGAGATTGTTGGTGAATATAAAGCTGTTCAAGTTCGACAAAAAACTACAATTAAAAAAGATGATGTACAGATAGCAAGTTCATTTCATAGATACACTTTATATTGTGGAGCTTTAAAAGGTGGCTTTAAAGAAGATGGCACAACTCCAGCCGATGATGCAGATGATTTTGTAGATACTGATTTATCATCACAGCCAACAGAAGTTCAAAATATTTGTAACGCAGTTTGGACAACTGATGTTAAAACTGCTTTTAAAGCTTTATTAATTTCACAAAAAACCTCTTAAAATTATGGAAAAAAACGAAAAAAGAATTGAACAACTAAAACTTGAGGTACAAATTGCTGTTGACGAGTTTAATAAAATTCAAGATAAAATAAAAGAATTAATAATTGCTCGTGATGCTCTGAAACTTAAGGCTTTTTCTTGTACTGAGAGAATAAAAGAATTACAAGGTCAAACAGAAGTTGCTGTTCAAACAGAACAAGAGACAGTCAATTAATCTTTTCTTGCATTTGCCTAGTCATTATTCCCATAGTGACGTAGAGAGGAGACAAGGCTAAAATTAACAGTAATACAAGCACACTTGAAAAAGAAAGTGCTTTTAATATTGCAAGTTTCACCATGTTCCAAAAGATTTGTCAGATAGCTTCATTGTTGTCGCTTTTACTTTCTGTGTCAATGGCAGCTTTCGGATACGTTGCTATTCGCTACATGGGAAGCCCTGAGTTTGAGAGGACATTAAAAAACAAGATCATGGGAAGTCTGGAGGATAAACTACCAGATGTCATGGGAGATAAGATACCAGATTTCACAGGGCCATCTGTACAGCTATCAGAACCACCAAAGGTGAACAAAATTGGAAATCCCAAGAATTGAAATACCACAGATACAGATAAAGGAAATTTATATTCCTAGAACAAGAACATGGGAACAATATCCAACAACTTTAGATATTATTGACAAACCAAAGCTAGATTACCCTGTTGTAAGTTATCCAACATTTGAGGCTTTACAATATCACCCTGATAAATTCATTCCAACAGATCCAGTAAAACAACCAAA